ATGGAGAAGTAATTACAGCCAGACTGATGCCACCCTGGCGTTTGTCCGGCGCGGTTTAAGGAGGATTAAGATATGCCTAGCGCATCAGGTGGTGACATTCATGTTGACCGACCCCTATCGAATCTGGTGGTAACTGCATTCGACCAGGGCGTATCGGGTGACGTTGCGGGGGCTTTGTTCCCCCAGACCCCGGCCGGTAAGCAATCGGACAAATACTACATTATCGAGAAGGGGGCGTTCCTGCGCATCCCGGATACCTCTCGGGCGCCGAAGACCAAGGCCAAGCGCATTGAGTTCACGGTCTCGAGCGATTCGTATTTCTGCAACAACTATGCCCTGGCGGCCGAGAATTCCCTCGAGGATCTCGCCAATGCCGACATCGCGGTGCAGCTGCGGCAGAACAGTACCCTATTGGTGGTCGGCGGGTTGGTCCGGGACCGTGAAGTCCGGATCGCCAACCTGGTGACCAGCATCAGCAACGTGGGTTCGGGCGTGCAGTTGACCGGCGCGAACAAGTGGAGCGACAACGGCTCCGACCCGGTCAGCCAGGTTAACACGGCCCACGCGTTCATCCGCAACGCCACGGGGCTGCGGGCCAACACTGCAGTCGTTGACTATGATTCCCTGGTGACACTGCGTACCCATCCGCTGTTGCTGGATATGTACAAGTACACGGCCGGCGGCCAAATCACCCTGGGGCAGCTCAAAGAGGCCTTTATGGTCGATCGGTTGCTGATTGGCACGGGCATCAAGGAGAACGCGCTGGAGGGGGCCACCAGTTCGGTGACCAACATCTGGGGCAACAACTTCATGCTGGCACACATCGGTCCGAGCACCGGACTGCAGAGCCGAACCCTGGGCCTGAACTTCATCTGGCGCAATCCCGTACATCCCGCCAACATGGGCGTGGAGCGCAGTGTCGAGAAGGGAGCAGGTAGCCGCAAGGTCGAGATCGTCGAGGCCGGGTATCACTCGGACGAGAAGATCGTGGCCAGCGAGCTGGGGTACGTGATCCAGGACACCTTGTAGGGGGCAGTATGGAACGGGTATTTTTGAAGGACGAGCCGGACGGTCGGATCAAGGCCGGGGATAAGCGGGACTACACCATCTCGGTGTGGAACGGCCGCTTCCCCGGTTGGGAGAAACGCACTAAGCCGGTGGACGTACAGCTGGCTAAATCGGTCGGGAGGAAGGTAGCATGAGCACGGATAAAACATTAGAGCAGTTATTCGGTATGCACTTGCGTGGGGTGCCGACCACCGAGGCTGACTCGGCGAACGGCCAGTGGGCTGGCCTGACAGTCCTGAATTCAGGGGACACTACCGTGACGGTAAGCACCACGGCCGTGCGGTCAGGTTGCGTAATCATGCCGATCATGCAGGCGGACACCCGCCAGAATAGCGGGTTCAGCCAGACCGTGGAGGTCAGTTCGATTACCGATGGGACCAACTTCGTGCTCGCCCTGTCGCACGGTGTGGCCTTAGCCCGCCAGACCACCATTGGTTGGCTATTGTTCCAGACCTAGGCCGCCATGCCCAGGAACCAAGTCCAACATATCACGGTCAACTCCGGGGCTACCCTGACCAATAGCTATTTCGGCATTGCCGGAGCGCAGTTGGTCGGGGTCCATATTCCTGGGGTGAATTCGTGTGATATATACCCACAGGCAGCGGCCATCTGGCCGACTGCCCCGGTCAGTGCGGACTTTGCCCGTCTGACCAACCTTGCCGGGAGTGGCGATTACACCCTCTCAGCAACCTCGGGTTCTACAGTAATGTTAGCCCTGAGCGAACATCTACACCCCTTCACGGCCTGCCGAATGGAATTCAGCGCCGCCCAGACAGACACAAGGACCGTCACCCTCATCCAGAAGGTGTGACCGATGTCCCGTTTCGGTTTCAATCCCGCGTTACACGGTCGGTTACACCGGGGCGTTGCTGCCCCTCCTATCATCTACGGCGCAACCTTCGACGGTACTAATGATTATCAGACAAGGGGCGCTGCTTTAACTGGAGCAGTAGACTCAAAATCGTTTTTATTCGGCGCAAGAATAAGGTTTGGATCTGTTGCTGGTATAACAAGGCTGTTATCACAAACGGCTAACCATATTGATGTGGCAAATAGCGGAGGAAAAATTGCAGTATTTGGTATAGACGATACCTCCACAACGGTTCTTAGTATTAGATCTACTTCTGCGGAATGGGCGGCGGATGGTGATTACCATACATTGTTAATAAACATCCAGCAGTCAGCGTCGTCAACGCATCAAGTGTATCTGGATGGTGTACCTATCGCAATGGATACGTTCACAGATACGGACGTAGCCATGACTATGGACTTAAGTAATTGGGGTATTGGTGCTGATGCGAGCGGCAATGGAAAAATTACAGGGGATTTTAAGTGGTTGTATTTCCAGGACGGAGAAAACTTAGATATATCATCCCCTGCTAATCGGGATAAATTCGATGGTCTGGATACAAGCGCCAATGGTTCAGAAGTTACAGGAACACAACCGATTGTCTTGCATAATGGCACCTACGACCAATGGCATACCAATAAAGGCACGGGCGGAGGCTTTACGGTCACTGGCGCATTAACGGAGCCAGCAGATTGAAAATAGATCCTTCAAAGATCAGATACTTTATCGCCAACGTTAATCAGCCTAACTACGATCAATTGTTCGCAGATGCGGAGGCGATACACAAGACGGTGTTGCCGGACAATAATTTATCGGCGACGTTAAGCAAAACAGAAACTAAGGCATTGATTAAGGTTGCCGGTATGAGTGGCGCGAATGTATCCGATATATCGAATCGCGGGGTTGTGATAAGCGCTCATACCCGGGCTGATTTGCCCGCCTTAAATAACATGCTTCAGACACCAGAATGGTTTATTGATACACCTTAACGATAAAGGAAACACATAATGCAACGATATGAGATAGCGATATTTGTGCCGGGGCTCCCATTCGATGGGGAGTCGTTGGAGACCGGTTCACTCGGCGGCAGCGAGACTGCCGGGTTGTGTATGGCCCGTGAGCTTGCGGCCATCGGCCACCATGTAACGATGTTTTGCAATACACAGCGACCGGGCGGCTATGACGGGGTTAACTACCAGCCAGCCGAGAACTGGGGGGTGTATGCCACCGCCACGCCCTTTGACATCGCCATTGTGCAGCGGGCGCCGGAGCAGTTTATCCCGCGCCTGGGGGCCAAGCTGAACCTACTGTGGTGCCATGACCTGGCGCTAAAGCGCAGCGAGGCCCAGATCAAGGGTGTGATGTGGAATGTTGATAAGGTGATGGTGTTGTCCCAATTCATGGAGGATCAGTACAAGGACGTATATGGCCTACCAGATGAGGCCTTATGGCGGACGCGCAACGGCATCGACCTTGAGCTGTTCCCAGAATCAAGCGAGAGTACCGGGTTTTCCTCCAATATCGAACGGGACTCCAAGCGATTGATCTATACCTCGCGCCCGGAACGCGGGCTGGACGTACTGTTACGGGACATCTTGCCTGAGCTACTGAAGCGGGACCCCGAGTTCAAGTTGGTGGTGGCCGGCTACGATAATAAGGTTCCCCACATGCAACCGTTCTACGACATGGTCGATGGCATGATGGCCAATTTCGGGGACCGGGTGGAACGCCTAGGCGCACTCAACAAGCGCCAGCTCTACGCAGAATATGCCAGGGCCGGGTGCTACGTGTACCCGACCCCGAGTCCAACCCAGCCGATGTTTGCCGAGGTCTCTTGCATCACCGCCATGGAATGCCAGGCGGCGGGCCTGCCGATCGTGGCCAGTGATAAGGGGGCGTTGTCGGAAACTATTGCTGATGGGGCGGGCATTCTAGTTAAAGGAGTACCCGGCTCAGAGGAATACACAAAAGAATTTTGTGATGCGGTGGAGGACGCCACTAATAAATACGGCTCGGATATGGCCGCGATAGGTGAGATGAGTGCTCGTGATTTTTCTTGGAAGTCGGTGGCCGAGGAATGGTCTATTAAATTTGATGAGCTGATTGCCGAACGCAATGACGACCCGCTTCGGCTGGCCCGGCACTTTATCCGGCATTCGGAGATCGAGGGCGCCGAGGCGGTGTTGAACAGCACCGAAGATAATCCGGCAGCTACTGCGTTGTTAGCCGAACTTGACGAGAAATACAGCTTCCTCAATACACCCGAATCCTATGCCGCGCACTACGCCGCCATGGGTGAGGCGACCCTGGACCGGCTCAATGCCCCAGGTAAAGATTTCTCCCGGTTCTTTGAGCATTCGGATGAACTACGTTTCCACGTGATGGAACAATTCATCAACGAGCGCCCAGAGATCCAGCGTGTATTGGATTACGGCTGTGGACATGGGTGGTGCGATATCTATCTGCACAATAAGACGGGCCGGGGTTTTGTCGGCATAGATGTCGATCTTGGTGCAATGGAAAAATCGATCGAGTTCTGTGGCCAATTCGCAAAGGATCCTACACAATTAACATTCTTTCGGGGGGATCATACAACAGATTTATCGTCCACTATGGCCTGGAGCCGGGAGAAGTTCGACATGCTCATTTGCTCCGAGGTCCTGGAGCATCTGCGCGAGGACCCGGCCGAGGTGATCGACTCGCTGGAGCAGTGGGTCAAGGACGATGGCTGGGTGTTCATCACCGTGCCCTACGGGCCGCGGGAGTACGGCACAGATAGTTGGAATAGTCACCGCAACCATGTGCGTGAGTTCGATAGCCATGACCTGCGGGACATGTTCGGGGACAAGAAGGACTGCACCGTCCAGGCCATGGCCGAGGGCGGGCACGCCTTACTACACGAGCCAGTGGGCTGTTGGATTGTGACTTATCGTAAGGACTCAGCCCGTGTTACCGGACGTCGGGATCTTAAGCGTAAGTTAGGGCTACAGCGCCCGCGCGAGACGGTATCTGTCAACATAATTGCGGGCCCGAATTCGGAAGCTCAATTGGGGTGGTGCTTAAACTCGGTGAAGGACATAGCCGACGAGATCGTGATTGCGGACACCGGGATGAGCACGGATGCGCACCTGATCGCTGAACGTTTCGGTGCCAGGATGATCAAGGCCCCCAACCCGTTGGAGCATGGTTTCGAGGCCCCGCGCAATACTGCACTAGATGCTAGCCGGATGGACTGGATCTTGTGGATTGACACGGATGAATGCCTAGTGGACCCAGGTAACCTCCAGAAGTACTTGCGCGGTAATTTGTTCGACGGATATTCCGTTAAGCAGCACCACTTCGCCGTGGATACCCAATTCAGTCCGGATCTACCAGTAAGGTTATTCCGACGCAATAGTGGCAATCGATTCTTTGGTATGATCCATGAGCACCCGGAAAAGGAACTGAACAAAGGCCCCGGCCAAGTAGTCGTATTGGCGGACACCTCGATTGCACATACTGGCTATTTATCGGAGCGCGGTCGGCGGATGCGGTTTGGCCGTAACCTGCCATTGTTGGCCAAGGATAAGGAGAAATACCCGAAGCGCATCCTGCAAAAGCACTTCATCATGCGGGACAATATGCTATTGAATATGTACGAGCTGCAGACCAATGGGGGCCAGGTGACTGATGCGATCAATCAACGCTGTAATGAGACGATTGAGTTGTACCGGGAGTATTTCCTAGGGAAGGGGATGTTCGCCAATGTAGATAGCCTCCAGTATTACAGCCAGGCCTGCGAGACGCTGGGGATCGGGATAGATATGTCCTTTGATATCAAGGCTGGCCGGGACGGCATTGGCAATTTAAACGGCGGCGAGCATTTCCGATTCGCCACCACGGATGATTTTTTACAGGAGTTGACCCAACGGGCCAAGTCCCAGACAGAGCAATTCAATCATGAGTACTGGTGATAATTGTCCGATGTGCGGCGAGCACCACCCAAAGGTTAAATGCCCACTGGTAACGGCTTTTGAGTACTATCCCGATGGGCAGCTTAAGCGTATGGAGTTTGCCGTAGACTTGGCTATCGAGTTACCTGACGGGGATTATCGTGAGTACATGGAGACGCGACACTAATATGCTTCATTTAATTATTATGGCATTCCAGTTTGTTGCATTTCTATTGGTAATTTTTTATTTACTTGGGGGCTTTTTGCTCGTATGACCATCACTTTACCAGTTAGCTATACCTCAGTGGACTTGGTTCATGAGACTTTCCCGATGATCGGGAGCCTGTCGAACTTGACCTCTGCACAGACGTATGGTTATGCCGGCGGGGCCGAGGCCAAGATGAACACCAAGCTGGTGAAGTACTACGTGCTCCCATTTACCCTGGCTGTTCCCGTGCTGCAAACTATCGCCACGGACCTGACTATCTATGACTTATTGGTAAAGCGCATATTTACCGGGGAGAAATTAGAGAAGAGCCCGTGGCCGGATCGCTACAAGGAGGTCATGGATCTGCTCGATAATATCGCCAGTGGGGAAACGCCGCTGGTTGCTGAGGACGGCAGCATCATTGCCGCTAGGACAGATACTGTGGAAGTTTGGAGCAGCACTAAAGATTATTTGCCGACTTTCCACGAGGACAGGGACGTTAACCAAATACAAGACGAGGATAAGATTGACGGTATCCGCGGTGACCGGGGGATTGGCTGATGCGCATAGATGCAAAAGTTGATCTTAACCGGGCGGTAAAGCAACTGCGGCGGTTTGGTAAGGCGTTCCACGAGCGCAAGGTTCTCAACGGCATCGGCCTGCGGCACCTGGCGTGGCTGCACCAGAACGTGGTGCAAGAGGGGGCCGAGAAGAAGTGGCAGGGGCTAAGGGCCAGTACAAAATGGTCCAAGCAGCAACAGGGCTATGGCACTAAGGCCGGGGTGATGACCGGTAAGATGAAGCAAAGCTTCACGTCTAAAGTATTGGGTAATGCCGTGGAAGTAGGCACTAATAAAAAGACAGCTATCTGGTTCCATGGCGGCACTAAGGCGCACAAGATCATACCGAAGAACAAACAGTTTTTACGCTTTTTCCATCCCTTAGCAGCAGGGGGCTATGCTTTTTCCAAGGGAGTACAGCACCCAGGTACTCCCGCGCGGCCGTTGCTGCCTACCCAGGTGCTTGGCACCAAGCTGGCGGTCAAGGTGGTAGATGCTATGGCAAAGGCCGCAGCACGGAAGGCAAATTTATAATGGCAAGGATCGATTACCATGACATTGAGACCGGGATCAAGGCCGTACTTGAGGCTGATGCGGCCTTGACCGGGGTCACCGTGGAGGTGGAGCGCGAATTCCCCTTTGGCGGCGCGGACGTACCACCATGGGTGGGTATTTACCTGGAGAGTCGGGCAGCGCCGGAAGATATGCAATCGTTATCCGCTGGCACTCGGACCCGGTACCTACTCCGATTTTCACTTTGGTGTATGCGCTTTTCAATCGAGTCGGTAGAAAAGGCCATGGAGCTACGCGACGATTTGCTGGGGGATGTGGAAATAGTATTGATGAAGGACAGGACATTAGGCGGCAAGGTGAGTGTGTCCTGGCTAGAAGGCGGGGACATGGCCAGTGCGCAGTTGCCCTCGGACATGGGGGCGGGCTTTTTGGCCGGTGCGGAAATAGTAATGGTCGCAGACGTAACAGGAACGGCATAGGAGTAAGGACATGGCGACAATGATACAAGACAGGAATATAGCGGGCTTTGGCCTACGCCAAGCGGAGCAGTCCATAGATGACCTGCCCAAGGAGCTACAACAACAATTCATCGCCCAAGGCTATGCCGTTGAGGGAGTGGCGCCTATAGTGCGGTCCCCCGAACAGGTGCGGGGCGAAATCACCAGGGTACTGAAGAAGTTGGCTAAGCGCAAAGGCATTAATCGCACGACCGATGGCCGACCAACCGTGATAGAGGTGGAGAAGGCTCTCGGCTACGATGTGGACGAGGCTGAAGTACAGTACGTATACGAACAGTTAAACAAGGAGCAGTAATATGGGACATTCATTCATGGGCCACATCGGATTGGCCAAAGAGACTGACTGGGGTACCGCTGTTGGTGCCACTGATTATATTGAGGCACTGGACGAGTCATTGACTTTGGCGCTGGATCGGTTTGAGACCCGCAATATCTACGGTGGCAACTACGAGCCGGATGACATGGCGGGGGTGCAGCGGATCGAGGGTTCGATCTCGGCGGCAGCTCATCCAATTGGGGTCGGTTACTTCTTGAAGGGGGTCTTTGGCCAGAGTTCCATCACTGAGGTGCTGAGCGGGACGCTGTGGACCAACGAGTTCGCCACCCAGCAGAGTGACACCTCGAGCCAGCATCCGCTACCGGCGTATACGTTCGAGATCTTTCGGGACGTGACTAGTTCCCAGCAGTATGATGGGGCACAGTTTACTTCTCTGGAATTCTCGGCAGCCCCAAATCAAGATTTGCGGATGACGGCAAATCTGATGTGCAAGGGCTCCCAGTCCATTGCCAAGACCACGCCGAGCTTTCCCGGAAGCCCGGCCAACCCGTTCGCGTTCGATACTGCGTCAATCAGTATTGGCGGTACGGCGGTGGACCTGGTAGAGGCGTTGACCATTAATATCGACAACCAGCTCGAGGGCATTCCAGCGTTGAACAACAGCACTGAAATCGCTCGCGTGAAACGTACCGGTTCGGTGTTGATCCGTATCTCAGGGACTATGGAGTTCCAGGATCTCACGGAGACGGATAACTTCGTGAACCAGACGGAGCAGGCCTTTGTGGCCACGTTCTTCCGGGCTAATTCCTTCCAGCTTGCCTTTGACCTGCCGCGTGTGGTGTACACCGCCTATCCATTGGGCCAGTCCGGCCGGGCGCGAAACACCGTAGCCTTTGAGGGTATGGCCCGCTATCTGACCACCTCGGCAACTGCCGCGAGGGTTTCCTTAACCACAACCAAGAGCGACTACTAACCGATAAGAGGACGATAATATGATACTGACATTGGGCGAGAAAAAGGCTGATCTGGCAAAGGCATTTCCACTGACCCTAGGTGATTGGAAAGGCTTTAAAGCGATCGGTTTAGTTGACGATAAAGGGCAAATGTCCGCTTCTATGGACCCAGTTGTCGTCGGCCAGATGCTGGAAATCATGCTGAAAAAAGCATATCTGGATATCACTATTAGTGACATCGATCTGTTGCCGATGACCCGGATATCACTATTAGTGACATCGATCTGTTGCCGATGACCCAGTTGGAGGGGATAGGCGTATTTTTTAAGGAACAGATGTCCGGTGAAGAGGACCCTGACCGCCCTACCTCGACGCCGTAGACTTTTTTGCTCATGCCTACGGTTGGGATAAAGAGCAAGTAGCCCAGTTGACATCGGTTGATGTAGATTATTTAGCGATGAAGATAAACATGCGGAATAAACAATGACAGCGACGGTTACAATCAAGACAACGCTCAAGGGTGTGCGCGGGGTGCGCCAGGGCCTAAAGAGTGTTGTCCGCTCTGTCTTTTCGCTTAAAGGTGCGTTGGTGGGTGTTGGGGTCGGGGCGTTCGCCAAGTCTTTTCTGACTGCGGCGAGTACGACCGAGCAGTACCGCATCCGGCTAAATGCCTTGCTCGGCTCCGTGACCGAGGGCAACCGGCTGTTCGCTGATATGACCAAGTTTGCGGGTGAGGTCCCCTTTGAGTTTGAGCAGATTATGGGGGCTGCCACCCAGCTTTCCGGGGTCATGTCCGGTGGAGTCGATGAGATTAATAAATGGATGCCCATGATCTCAGACTTAGCGGCAGTATCCGGACTCTCTATCCAACAGACCACGGAACAAGTGGTACGGATGTACAGCGCGGGCGCGGGGGCCGCTGACCTATTCCGCGAGCGGGGCATCACGGCGATGTTGGGTTTCCAGGCCGGGGTAGCCATTTCAGCAGAAGATACCCGCAAGAAATTGACCGAGGCATTCGAGGATCCTTTATCGAAGTTCCGGGGGGCCTCCAAAGCTTTGGCTAATACCTGGCAGGGCACTATGTCCATGATCTCGGACAAGTGGTTCCAGATGCGTACCACTATCATGCAGGCCGGGGTATTTGATTTCATGAAGGCTGGGGCGCAAGAGTTCGACCGGTTTATGGGCGAGTCCCTGGATGGGATAACTACCAACGCCGAACAGATGGCCCAGAGCATTATCGCCGGGTTGAAGGCTATCATTATTGGAGCCGGTTATGTCGGCGATGCCTTCCGTGGATGGCAGATGATATTCAATAGATTAGAGATAGTCGGGCTGGCAATGATGGAGGCCATGGGGACCGGTATTAAAGCCATACAAATGCAGATACTAGATGCCGCCATGTCCTGGAACAAATTTGCTGGGGCTTTTGGAAAAAAGATTGATGTAAAAGGAATGTTTACCGGCATTTTAGATACACAGCAACGCATTCTAAATATTAGGGAACGCGCCAAGGAACTGCGGCTCGAACTAGATAAACTCGGTAAGGGTATGCCTTCTGATAAAGCCCGGGAATTTGCTGAGCGTATGGAAATGGCTGTTGCCCGTAAGAAACAGGAGGAGCTATCTGCCGCCCAGGACGAGGGTAAGAAGAAGACAAAAGGTCTTGGGGGGGAGACCAGTCAACTCACCAAAGATATTGCTGCATTGGTCAAGGAGCTAAAGGACTCGGCCGGTTCAACCGATCGTCTTCAAAAAAAGATATTCGCCTTGGACATGGCCATGATGGATTTGGGGGACGATTCCGCTGACGTATTGGCCAAGTATAAGGAAATGGTCGAGGACCTTACCGGTAAGACCGGGGATATGGCCGACGAGACCAAGAAGACT